TTCGTTACTACCGTGGCAACAGGAAGTCTTTGAGGACACAACTAGATTCAAGGTCATAGCCGCAGGTAGACGTACAGGCAAGTCCCGCTTAGCCGCATGGATGTTAATCATCAGGGCTTTACAGTCTGATAAGGGTCATGTCTTCTACGTTGCACCTACACAGGGTCAGGCTAGGGACATTATGTGGCAGGTATTGATGGAGATAGGTAATCCTGTCATAGCCTCTAGTCACGTTAATAACTTACAAATAAAGCTAGTCAACGGGGCAACCATAGCACTCAAGGGTGCAGATAGACCAGAAACCATGCGTGGTGTCAGTCTTAAGTTCCTCGTTATGGATGAGTATGCGGATATGAAGCCAGAGGTCTGGGAGCAAATCCTTAGACCTGCACTAGCTGACCAGAAGGGAGATGCGTTATTCATTGGTACGCCAATGGGACGTAATCACTTCTATGACTTATATACCTATGCTTGTGTAGCCGATGACCCTACCTTTGTAGGTTATCACTTTACAAGCTATGATAATCCACTGCTAGACCCTGAAGAGATTGAAGCGGCTAAGAAGTCTATGTCTGCATTTAGTTTCCGTCAGGAGTTCATGGCATCATTCGAGGCACAAGGCAGTGAACTATTTAAAGAAGACTACATTAAGTTTTCTGAAGAAGAACCCACTAGTGGTCAGTATTATATTGCTGTCGATTTGGCGGGGTTTGCTGATGTGGCAAAAGCTACAACTAAAACTAAACGACTTGACCAAACGGCTATCTCGGTTGTTAAAGCAAATGAAGAAGGTTGGTACGTTGCTGACATCATTCATGGTCGATGGGGTGTGGAACAAACTGCACGTAAAATCTTTGAAGCTGTACGAGACTATCGTCCAGTATCTGTCGGGATTGAGAAAGGAGCGTTAAAGAACGCTGTACTCCCGTACATCTCAGACTTGATGAAGGCTAATGATAGGTTCTTCCGTATTGAGGAACTGACTCACGGCAACAAGAAGAAGACCGATAGAATCGTGTGGGCTTTGCAAGGTAGGTTTGAACACGGTAAGATTACACTTAACAAGGGTTCGTGGAATACAGAGTTCCTAGATGAACTGTTCCAATTCCCTAGTCACCACGTACACGATGACTTGATTGACTCACTCGCTTACATAGACCAGTTGGCTAACATAGCCTACACCTCGGACTATGTGGAAGAAGAATTTGAATTTTTAGATACTTACGCAGGGTACTAATATGTTACTAGAAGATAAGGAAGAATTTACACTGGAGCAAGGCTTAGAAGGTTGGGTCATTGATAAATGTCAAAGTTGGCGTGACCACTATGAGTCTAACTACTCACAGAAGTTTGATGAGTACTATCGCCTATGGCGTGGTCAGTGGGCGGCAGAGGATAAGACCAGAGAGTCAGAACGCTCACGTATTATTTCCCCTGCGCTACAGCAAGCAGTTGAGTCATCCGTTGCGGAACTAGAGGAAGCTACCTTTGGTCGTGGCAAGTGGTTTGACATTGAGGATGACGTAGCGGACAACGAGAAGCGTGATATAGCGATGTTACGTGAAGTCCTATACAAAGACTTTAAAAAGAATAAAGTCCGTAAGAGCGTAGCTGAGTGCCTTATTAACGCGGCTGTATTCGGTACAGGTATCGCTGAAGTAGTATTAGAAGAAGAGAAAGAGTTTCAACCTGCTACACAACCTGTTATGGGTGGAGAGTTACAAGCAGTTGGTGTCAACATCGTAGATAAGACTTGCGTAAAGCTACGACCAGTAATGCCACAAAACTTCCTTATCGACCCACTAGCTACTTCCATTGAGGAAGCATTAGGTTGTGCAGTAGATGAGTTTGTCCCTATGCACTCTGTAGAGCAACTACAGGAAGCAGGGGTCTATCGTGACGTATACGTAGGTGACGCACCATCAGACTTCGACATTGAACCAGATAAAGACCTAGCGGTATTTGAGGACGATAAAGTACGTCTAACTAAGTACTATGGTTTAGTGCCTCGTCATTTATTAAAAGCGGCTCAAGAAGAATCAGAAGATGCAGAAGTAGAAGAACTAGTCGCTAATGAAGAGAGTGATTCATACTACGTAGAGGCTATCGTTGTTATTGCTAATGACGGTACTTTACTTAAGGCTGAAGAGAACCCGTACATGATGGGTGACAGACCAGTCGTTGCATTCCCGTGGGATGTCGTTCCTAGCCGTTTCTGGGGTCGAGGAGTATGTGAGAAAGGGTATAACTCTCAAAAGGCGTTAGACGCAGAACTACGCGCTAGAATCGATGCCTTAGCACTTACTATACACCCAATGATGGCTATTGATGCTACACGTATGCCTAGAGGCGCACGAGCAGAGGTACGAGCAGGTAAGACTATCTTAACCAACGGCAACCCTGCTGAAGTCCTACAGCCATTAAACTTCGGTAATGTCAGTCAAGTAACCTTCGGACAAGCCGCTGAACTACAGAAGATGGTACAGACAGCCACAGGTGCTATTGACTCTGCGGGTATCTCTGGTTCTATCAATGGTGAGTCAACAGCCGCAGGTATCTCTATGAGCCTCGGTGCTATCATCAAGCGTCATAAGCGTACCCTAATCAACTTCCAAGAATCATTCCTTATTCCATTCGTAACTAAAGCCGCACATCGTTATATGCAGTTTAACCCTGAGCGTTATCCTGTAGCGGACTACAAGTTCCACACCTCTAGCAGTCTAGGCATCATTGCTCGTGAGTACGAGGTTACACAGCTTGTACAGTTACTACAGACTATGCAACAAGACAACCCAATGTACTCACAGTTGATTATGTCAATCATTGATAACATGAACTTGTCTAACCGTGAAGAACTTATCTCTGCGTTGCAACAAGCTAATCAGCCTAACCCACAAGCACAGCAAGCACAACAAGCTATGCAACAGGCACAGGTTGAGTTCCAGAAGTCACAGACTGCGGCACTACAAGGTCAAGCGTTTGAGTCACAGGCTAGAGCGCAGAAACTCGCGGCAGAGGCTAGTGTTGTACCGCAGGAGCTTGAGATTGACCGTATCAAGGCTGTTACGGCTAACCTTAAGTCAGGCGATGCAGATGACAAAGAGTTCCAGAAGCGTCTTAAAATATCAGAGCAGTTACTAAAAGAACGTGAAGTAGCTGTTAAAGAAACCCAACAAGGAAAAGCAAATGATAACACAGCGTCAGTTCAACGAGGCATTGGAGCAGGTGAACAAGGCATTCAAGAGCCAAGACCAGAAGCTAGCGGCATTGGAAGCGGAAGTCCAAGACCTCAAGGAATCCCTCAAGGAGAAGTCTAATGCCAACAAAAAAAGACCCAAGACTAGCTAGAGCAGGAGTTTCTGGCTTTAACAAGCCTAAGCGTACACCTAGTCACCCTACTAAGTCTCACGTAGTAGTAGCTAAGGAAGGTGATAAGGTTAAGACCATACGCTATGGACAGCAAGGAGTCTCAGGTGCAGGTAAGAATCCTAAGACTGCCGCTGAGAAAGCTAGACGTAAATCGTTCAAAGCACGACACGCCAAGAATATAGCCAAAGGCAAAATGTCTGCGGCTTACTGGGCAAATAAATCTAAATGGTAATCGGGAGATAACTATGCCATACGGTAAAGGTACATACGGTAGTAAAGTAGGAAGACCACCTAAGAAGAAAACTACAGCTAAACCTAAAAAGAAGCCAATGAAAAAAGGCAAGTAATTATGCCAGTTAAAAAGAAATCCACAGTAAACAAGGCGGGTAACTACACTAAGCCTACCATGCGTAAGAACCTGTTTAATAGAATCAAAGCAGGTACTAAGGGTGGTAAAGCAGGACAGTGGTCTGCTAGGAAGGCACAGATGCTTGCTAAAGAGTACAAAGCTAAAGGTGGAGGGTACAAGTAATGCCACTAAAGAAGTCACAGAAAAGCCTTAAGAAGTGGACTAAAGAGGAATGGGGAACTAAGTCAGGCAAACCCAGTACGCAAGGCAAGAAAGCTACTGGTGAGCGTTACTTACCCAAGAAGGCACGACAGGCTTTGACCAAGAAAGAATATGCCGCTACGACACGTAAGAAACGTGCTGACACCAAAGCGGGTAAACAAGTAAGTAAACAACCTAAAAAGATTGCAAAGAAAACAGCAAGACATCGTAAATAGTACTTGACTTTCTTAGTAAACTATGGTATAATATTACTATAATATACATTAAGTATGTTATTTAAATTATTAATTAAAGCTGTCCTATAGGGAGAAACAGTAGATGACTGATGTAGAACTAGAGAAGTACTATCGTTCCTTTGAAGAGATGTTCCGTTCAGATGGTTGGAAGAACTTAATGCAAGACTTTAAAGGAAGTGCAGAACAGGTCAACTCCGTAGAAGCCTGTAAAGACGACAAAGACCTTTACTTTCGTAAGGGACAACTTGTAGTCATGGCTAATATGCTGAACCTAGAGTCACAGATAGAAACAGCTAAACAACAACAAGAAGAACAAGACGACTTAGAAGAATGAGACGTTTATACGACTTCCAATGTGACAACGGACACGTCAACGAGTTCCTCAGAGACTCAGACGTAGAAGAAGTTGATTGTCCTGATTGTGAGTTGAAGGCTAGAAAGATTGTTACACCTGTAAAAGTTAATCGTGGTAAAGACTCTTGGAAGGAAACACGGAAGTGGGCTAGACAAAGAGAGTCACACATGAACGCTAACAAGACGTAACACAATAACGTAAGGACAACTCTCGACCATAGAACCCTTACACTTAATACACCTCCATAATGATATTAATCACGGAGTTTAATAATGGCAAGACTAATAGATGAGCGTCCAGAAGACGTAGAAGAGAACGACATTGACACAACGCTAGAACAAGAACCTCAAGAACCAGAGGCAACTCTTGAAGAACCTGAGTCAGACATACCTGAAAAGTATCAAGGAAAGAGTACAGCCGAGATAGTAAGGATGCACCAAGAGGCTGAGAAACTTTTAGGTAAACAAAGTTCTGAAGTGGGTGACTTACGCAAAGTTGTTGATGACTACATTCAGACACAACTCACCGACACTGAAACACAAGCAACAAATGCTGACGAAGAAGTAGATTTTTTCTCTGACCCCGACAAGGCAGTCGAAAGAGCAATTAATAATCACCCGAAGATTAAGGAAGCTGAGAGTATCAGCAACCAGTATCGACAGTCAACGGCTATGGCTACACTGCAAACAAAACACCCTGAGATGCAGGAGATTTTGCAGGACGCTAAGTTCGCTGAATGGATTAAGGGTTCTAAGATTAGGACACGGCTCTTTGCACAGGCAGACCAACAGTATGATGTAGATGCCGCTGACGAACTATTTTCCCTATGGAAGGAACGTCAACAGGTTGTCAGTCAAACTGCCGCCAATGAGAAACAACAACGAAAGCAATCTGTTAAATCCGCATCTACAGGCAATGCCCGTGGTAGTGGTGAACAGAGAGCCAAGAAGGTCTACAGACGCGCAGACATTATTAAACTAATGCGTACTGACCCAGACAGATACCAAGCACTATCAAATGAGATTATGCAAGCGTATAAAGAAGGGAGGGTACGAAACTAATATTATTATATAGGAAGTATTAAAATGACTGATTCAACTTATCCCGCAATGGGCGGGGCAGTAGACAACACTAGCGCGGCAACTTTCATCCCAGAAATCTGGAGTGATGAGGTTATTGCCGCTTATCAATCTAACCTTGTATTAGCACCACTCGTTAAGAAAATGGCTATGGCAGGAAAGAAAGGTGATACCCTTCACATTCCTAAGCCTACTCGTGGCGATGCTCATGCTAAAGCAGAAGGCGCGGCAGTAACCATTCAGAACGCTACTGAGTCTGAAGTACAAGTAGTTATTGACAAGCACTTCGAGTACTCACGTCTAATCGAAGACATCACAGACGTACAAGCACTAGCTTCTCTTCGTCAGTTCTACACTGGTGATGCAGGTTATGCTCTAGCTAAGCAAGTAGATTCTGACTTGTTTGCTCTAGGTAAGTCTTTCGGTGACAACGGTGGTGATTACGTTGGTACTGGTACTTACAACTTCGCAGGTAGCACTGGTCTTGAGGCTTACGCTGTAGACTCTGTAGCCGCAGGTGACGTATTCAACGATGCAGGTTTCCGTGAGCTAATTCAAAAAATGGATGATGCTGACGTACCTATGGACAATCGTTGTCTAGTAGTACCACCATCAGTACGTAACGCTATCATGGGTATCGACCGTTACTCTTCTAGTGACTTCGTAGATGGTAAAGTTGTAAACAATGGTCAAATCGGTAACTTGTATGGTATCGACATCTTTGTTTCTTCTAACTGTCCTGTTATCGAAACTGCCGCTGATAATGGCGCAGGTGGTGACGTTAAACAAGCTATGTTATTCCACAAAGACGCTATGGTTCTAGCAGAGCAACAAGGTGTTCGTTCACAAACTCAGTACAAGCAAGAGTTCTTAGGTTCTCTTTACACTGCTGATACTTTGTACGGCACTGCTGTTCTACGTCCAGACGCGGCATTCAACATCGCTGTAAACGCTTAGTAGTACTTAAGGGGCTTCCATTCGGGAGTCCCTTTCCCTTTTTTCTTTTTTAATCACATAGGATTGTTTCATGGCTATATTTAGAGGTGTAGGTGGCTCAGGAAGTTCATCGGACAATTCCTTTCTACAGGAAGTTACTGCTCAGGCTACGACTGCTACTACTAAAGCAAATGAAGCCAGTGCGTCAGCTACTTCCGCTGAAGCATCAGCTACTTCTGCGGCTAACTCTTTAGCAACAATCCAGAATACAGAAGTTACATCAGCTAGTTTTAATACTAGTGACGGTGTACTTACATTGACTAAGTTAGGCGGTGCAACAGTTACCGCAGACCTAGATGGTAGATTCCTTACGTCATATACAGAAACAAACGATTTATCCTCAGCCGTTACATGGGTTAACGTACCTAATGCTTATATTACAGAGGGTAGCGTTACACAGCATCAGGCGGCACTGACTATTACAGAGTCACAAATAAGTGACCTACAGTCTTATCTAACATCATACACAGAAACTAATAACCTGACTACAGCAGTAACGTGGGCAAATGTTCCAGATGCAAACATTACAGAGTCTAGTGTAACACAACACTTAACAGCCGCTAACGTAACTAGTCCGCTTACAGGTGGCACTGGTATTTCCGTAGCAAGTAACGGTACTATTACCAATGACTCACCAGACCAGACAGTAGCCTTAACAGGTACAGGTGCTACTACAGTAACTGGTACGTATCCTAACTTTACCATTGATAGTACTGACACAACGTACACTATAGGCGATGGTGGTTTAACAACAAATGATTTTACAGACGCTGACCATACTAAGCTAAATGGCATTGAGGCTAATGCTACTGCCGACCAAACAGGCGCAGAGATAAAGTCAGCCTATGAAGCTGTAGCAGATACTAATGCATTTACTGATGCAGAGAAATCAAAGTTATTAGGTATAGAAGCAAGCGCAGACGTAACGGACACAGTTAACGTAACTGCCGCAGGTGCATTAATGGATTCAGAAGTAACTAACCTAGCACAGGTTAAGGCTTTTGATTCTTCTGACTATGCCACAGCCGCACAAGGTTCTACTGCCGATTCAGCGTTACAGAATCTTGTTGAAGATACTACTCCGCAACTAGGCGGTGATTTAGACCTTGATACTAATACTATTACAGGTACTGGTAGAATAAGTATTACACAGGAATTAACTAGCTCACCTGCCTTGACTCTTAGTAGCACTGATGATGGGGCGGCTGAGTCTCCTACACTACGATTACAAAGATTATCTAGTAGCGCGGATGATGGTGACCAAATCGGTCAGATAGAGTTTTATGGTAGATGGGATACTCCTCAACCTGTCGGTAGAGAGTATGCTTCTATCAGAGGTGTTATCAACGATGCAACAGCCGCTTCATCTGATGGGCAGATAGACTTTTATCTTGCAAAAGCAGGTAGCCAGACTAAACTAATGTCGCTAACCCCGACAACATTAGAACTGACTAACGGAACTGACTTAGACGTAGCAGGTGACATAACTGTAGGCGGTACAGTAGATGGAGTAGATGTTGCGTCTATAGCTACAACTGCTAACTCTGCAATGCAGGACTTGGTAGACGATACTACCCCACAGCTAGGCGGTGATTTAAACGCAGAAACTAATGACATAACTAATGTAGGTAATATAGACGTAAATACTATTGACTTATCAAGTCAATTAGATGCGGTTGTTACTAGTCCCGCTCAGAATACCCCTATTTTAGCTTTAAATAAATTTTCAGCCTCTTCAGCAGGGACAGGTAGGTTTATAACTTTTAGTTCGAGGAGTACATCAGGTGGGGGTACTACTCTTCGAGGAATGATAGGTATATCTAATACATCTTCGCCTCAAGTTTCAAACCCGTTTATGAGCCATGCGAGCGGTAGTAATGGTATCGTGTGTAGTTACTCTGGTAGTAGTAGTTTTAATGCTATCACTCCTTGCTCATCAACAGGCTCTGCCTCAAACGGCTCTTTGCACTTAGGTCATGCTTACGCTAAATGGAATACTGTTTATGCGGCTACTGGTTCAATCAACACCTCAGATATCACTAAGAAACAAGACATTGAAGAATTAAGTGAAGCTGAAAGCAAAGTGGCTATAGCGGCTAAAGGTTTATTAAGAAAGTACCGATGGAAAGAGTCTGTAGTTGAAAAAGGCGACAACGCCCGTATACACTTTGGGATAATGGCGCAAGACCTTAAGGCGGCTTTTGAAGCTGAAGGTTTAGATGCTAATAAATATGGTATGTTTTGTGCCGATACGCGATGGACAACTGATGGTACAGATACCTACGCAACAGAAGAAGAAGCACCTGAAGCAGTTACAGAAGAAACAGTGTACGGTGTTAGATACGAAGAACTTTTAGCATTTATAATTGCCGCAATATAATTGGAGAACAACATGGTAACGGAAGAAACTAAACAAGCTGTAGACGTATTCGCGGCATCCACAGGTGCGATGTCACTAGCGGCTTGGTTGCCTCCCGTTGCTAGTATATTTACTATTGTCTGGTTAGGTATTCGTATCTATGAATCAGAGACAGTACAAAACATTGTACATCGGAAGTGAGGTAAACTATGTTACAGCAACTTATCGGACCAGTAACGGGACTACTTGACAAATTCATAGAGGATAAAGACAAGAAGAATGCTATCGCGTTTGAACTTTCGACAATGGCTGAAAAGCACGCGCAG